TGATTATATTTTTAACTTAGGAGAAAGACATGGTAGATACCAAAGATAATTCAAACGAAAACCCTAAACCTACGTTTCAGTATGAGAAAGATGGCGAGGTTGTTGAAGTGGATGCAAACACCTTTTCCGATCAGGGAAAGATACAGTTTGCTAGACTGCTAGACTATCAGAAGCAACGTGAAGAGTTGCAAGGCGCATTGATAAGAGTGCAGTTAGACATAGACGACAATGCCAACAACACCGAGCGTAGAAAACAATGGATTATGGACAACGAGATCAATAAACCAGAGGAAGAAGCTGAGGTTGTAGATGAATCAGGAGAAGAAACCAAGCAGTGAGGTTAGTGCATTAGAACTGCACGAACAGATTTGCGCTATAAGGTACGAAAACCTTGAGAAGAGGTTAGAGTCAGGGTCGGCTCGTTTCGTGCGAATGGAGTACCTTATATGGGGTCTGTATGGGGTTGCTATAACGTCAGGCATATTTGGAGCATTAGTGTAATGGCAGGATTTAAAGTAACCACAGAACCGACAGCAGAGCCTTTATCTTTACAAGAGGTCAAGGAATATCTAAGGCTAGAAGATGCAAGTGATGAAAGGGTAGTACAACCTATGATCACCGCAGCCAGACAATTTGCTGAAGAGCATCTTGGAAGGTCTTTGATGCAACAGACTATAACCTTATATTTAGATACAGCTATAGACACAGAGAATCCTCTATGGGAAGGGATGAGGACAGCTCCTGATCTTAACTACTATAAGAACTATATTGTTCTTCCTAAATCACCAGTTCAGTCTGTAACCTCTGTTAAAACGTACAATGACAGTGATACAGCTACCACGATGGCTGCATCTAAGTATTACGTTGATACGTCAAGAGAACCTGCAAGAATAGTTCTTAGAACAGGTGAGTCTTTTCCAACAGCTCTAAGAGTAGCTAACGCTATAGAAGTCATCTATGTAGTTGGCTATGCAAGTGCTTATGCCATACCAGAACCTATTAGGTTAGGAATGTTTCAGCACATAGCACATCTTTACGAGCATAGAGGAGATATGGGAGAGTATCTACAAGCTAGAGAAATACCTGCTATGATCAAAATGCTTTACGCTCCTTACAGGATTCACGGTGGTCTAGGTTCAAGTATGTTGTTATCTGTGGGGTAGATCATGCCGAATATCGGACACATGAGACACCAAATAGAGCTACAGAAGCCTACTAATACAAGAGATGCAGGTGGAGGTTTAACAGAAAGCTACACTACTTTAGTCAACCTGTGGGCAAAAATAGAGCCTCTAAGGGGCAATGAGAGCTTAAGGCAGGGTCAGGTTAAGGAACAGACAACTCATTTAATTACGATACGTTATAGGCGAGATATAGGTACTAATTTCCGTATCTTATATGACGAAGATTACTACAACATCAGATACATTAAAAACGTAGATCACAGAGATAGATTCTTAGAATTAGAGTGTGAATTAGGAGTAGCAATCTAATGGCTAAGTTCAATATAAAAAATCTAAAACAGTTTGAGAAAAGTTTAGATAAAAGAGTAATAAAAGGTAGCGAAAAGGAATTAGGACGTTTGATTCAAAGGAGCGTAGATTTAGTAAAGAGAACAGCAGTTGACAGTATAGCTTCAGGAGGAAAAAGTGGAAGATTATATCCAAGAGGTAACAACCCACCTCATAGAGCTTCAGCAGCAGGCGAACCTCCTGCAACAGATCAAGGTAATTTAGCAGGGGGCATAAGTACAAAAGTCACTAAGAAGTCTAATGAGATAATAGGACAGGTACTAACTAATTCAGATGGACACTCAGAATATGGAGTGCATCTTGAATTTGGTACAAAAAATATTTTACCTAGACCTTTTATGCAGCCTGCTTTAGAGAGAAACAGACCAAGAATAAGAAGAATATTTAAAGATGGAGGCTACATTAAGTAATGGCATTAGGACAATTTGCTATACAAAGTGCTATCTATTCTAGGTTGAATGGTGATTCAAATCTTACTAATACATTAGGTGCAGGTATCTATGATGAAGTGCAAGAGGGTAACAGTTATCCTTTTGTCACTATGGGAAGAGATAGCTCTATAGACTTTTCTACAAAAGACGTAGATGGTAGCGAATACACAATAACATTGGATATATGGTCACAATACAAAGGCAGTAAGCAAACTAAAGAAATCATGGACAGGATTCACGATTTACTGCATGATTACAGTTTAAGTGTAACTGGGTTCAACCTTGTTAATTTAAGGTTTGAATTCGGAGATGTACTTATAGACCCAGATGGGATAACAAGGCACGGTGTCATGCGATTCCGAGCCATAATATTAGGAACTTCTTAACTAGCTGTTTCTATAAAATTAGGTCGCCAGAAGGCTTGTTTAATTAGAGAGTAAGTAACTTATGCTCTCTTAATTGGAGAATACTTTTACAACAATCGGTGGCTTAAGATCAACAAGCCTTACAATCAATAACGAGTCAGTTGATGTTACTAACAAAGATAGTTCTGGTAAAAGAACTATGTTAGCGGCAGCAGGTGTTCAGTCTATCAGTGTTTCAGGCAGTGGTGTTTTCACAGATGCAGCCAGTGAAACAACAATTAAGACTAACGTATTAGCTGACACTATAGACAATTATCAGTTCTTAGTTCCTGACTTTGGTACATTTACTGGTGGCTTCCAAGTTACATCTGTTGAATATGCAGGTGAGTTCAACGGTGAAGTTACTTACAGTATGTCTTTTGAAAGCTCAGGTTCTATTACGTTTGCCACAGTCTAATAAATGGCTTGGCTAACAGCAAAAGTTAAAGGCTCTAAAGGCAACCTAACAGCTATGCTGAATGGTGATATGCTTGAAGTACCTAACCAGTTAGGAAAAAATCCAACAACAGTTATTGTTGATGGTAAAACCTATGACATTCTTTCTTGTGTTTTAGACGAGAGAGATAATATTTTAAAAATCAAACTTGCAATGGCAAGTACAAAACAGGAGAAGTCAGATGACAAACCCACTAAAGGGCGAGATTGAAATAGAACTAGGCGGTGAAACTTACAAATGTAGGCTCACCATTGATTCACTGGTAAAGATAGAAGATGAGCTTGATGCAGGCATACTTGAACTTGCCTCTAATATAGCAGAAGCCAAGGTAAGATTACGCACACTTTTGGTAGTTTTAAGATATGCCTTAAGGGGCGGTGGAAATGACTTTGATGAACGCCGTATCAAAGAAATATTAAATAAAACTGGAATCATACCTGCATCTGCTGTTGTAGCACAATTACTTGCAGATTCGCTTACTGATCCAGAAATAAAAGAGGAGGGCGGTTCTGAAAAAAAGCCAAAGGAGATCAGTGCATAGAATGGAATATTTATATGCAAATATGTCTCGGAATGATGATGATGAGACCAGACGATTTCTGGAATATGTCGCCTAGAGAAATGTGGAGTGCAATAAAAGGCTTTCAACAGTTTCACAGTAGTGAGCCTGATAGACCAATGACTAATGATGAACTAGAAGATTTAATGGAGTTATACCCTGACTAATGGCTACAGTAGATGAATTAAAGATACTTATAAAAGCTGAGACCAAACAGCTTAAGAAAGAGCTTGATGGTGTTAATAAAAAACTCAACAAAACTAACGAAGTATCTAAAAAAACAAATAAAAACCTAGCAGGTGCTTTTGCAAAAGCAGGAGTTGCCGCTACTGCACTTATCGCTGTTGCGGGCAAGCTAGGTACTACCATAGCTAAAGTTGGTAGTGAATTTGAAGATTTAAAAGATTCATTAGATACTGTATTTGGCAGTATGGAAGCAGGTGATAAAGCCATGAAAAGGGTTTTTGACTTTGCGGCCAATACACCTTTTCAAGTTGAAGATGCCACAAAAGCATTTATAGCCTTAAGATCAGTTGGTATTGAGCCAAGTAACAAAATGTTACAAACTTTTGCTGATACAGCATCAGTATCTTTAGACCAACTTGGAGCATTTCAAGCGTTAGTAAGAACAGTGCAAAGAGCTTCATCTGGTGGACTAGGTCTTGAAGAACTAAATATGCTTGATGATAGAGGTATACCAGCACTTAAAATATTACAGGAAGAACTTGGACTTGCTAGAGATGATATAGCAAGATTTGGTAAAACAGCACAAGGAGCAAAAATTATAACTGATGCTCTACAAGAGGGTTTAGAAAAAAGATTTGGCGGTGCCATGGAAAATAAAATGGACAACCTTTCCACCAAAGCATCAAACATGCAAATTGCATTTAAAGAATTGGCTAATGAAATATTTGAAGGAGGTCTTGGAGATCTATTCAAAGGTATGGCAGACGGTTTAAGAGAATTAGCTGAATCCATAACATTATCACTTGCGGCAAGTAGAGGTGTAGGTACTGGAGTTAAACTTATAACTGCACAAACCACTAAAGGTATGAGCAGAGATGAAGTAAAAACCGCCAGAATAGATGCAGCACAAGCTAATATTGGATTACTAAGAGGCGCACAAGCATCCAATGAAGAGTCCTTTAAGCGTAAATTTGAAGGTTTATTCAATGTCATGGGAGATGATGCCACAGAATTTATACGACAAAATAAATTGGCTGAGGAATATTTTCAGCTACAAAATAATATAAATGATGCCATACAAGAACAAATTGATATGCGCATTAGATTACAGACAGGACAAAGTTTATTAAGTGAAGAAGATAAAAAAAGCATCATGCGCCAAGGTGAGTTACAACAAGGATTTACATTTATTACCGAGTTGATAAACAAAGAAAAAGGGGCGACAGTAGACTTGGCTTTTGCAAAAGCAAATCTTAATGAAATCTATGCAGCTAATGAGGAAGCATTACTTAGATTAGGTTTTAAGGAAGAAGATATTATTGAGTTGTTGAAAAAACATAAAGACGCTACAGCGGATGTAGTGACTATGAGCGAGCACATGCAGGATGCCATTGCTAGCTCTGCACAATCTTTTTCAAAAGAGTTTGTGGATTCATTACTAGAAGGTGGAAATGCACTAGATAGTTTTAAAAATCTAGCTAAAGATATAGTTTCACAAATTATTGCTACATTCTTACAGCTACAGATAGTCAATAAAATATTAAATAGTATTTTTGGTGACGGAC